TTTATATACCTATAGTCACCTAATTCTCTATCAATAAGTTGTACTAACACAACATCACCTGCTGTTTTTCCAGATGTAAATGTAATTTTACCAGCATTACTACCAGTAGCACCAGCGTAAGCATAAGTGCTAGGATTTTGTTCAGTTCCGTTTACAAAAATAAGAAAGTCAGTTATTGCGACTGGCAATAAAGACATACTAAGAGTAAATACAGTTTGATCAGCCGTAGCTGTAAATTTCTGACTACTATTGTAATATTGTTCTGCTGTTGTTGTTCCTAATAATCCCATTATTGTTGTTGTTTAGCCATTGCAGCACCTTGACCTAATGATACAGCTTGCTGAACCACGTTAGGATCTTTTATTATAAATCCTGTATAAGCTAAGATACTTATTATTAATTCTGTTTCTTGTGATGGATGTAGTGTAAAATCTGTTGATCCTTCAGTTGTTGTTTGGTTTGTAAATGCCGTGCTATCATATGTTTGAGTACCGTAGGTTGCATTTGTAGTATAACCCCATCTAGGTTCTGCTGGTACTTTTATGTATTTAATATTTGGATCACCTAAATTAGTTGTAGTTCCTGCTAAATAATCTGTTCTTACAGGTTCAACTACAATATCTGTAGCTCTCTGATAATAAACAGGAAATGAACTTGATGGTTTTGTTAATGGTGAGGATTTTAAATAAGGTAATCTATTTTTGTCTATTTTTTCAACTTCAATAGTTTCATCTGTTATTGTTATATCAATAACCTTATATACATCTGTTGGTAGAGTACCAACTCCATTTGTTAGTGTAATGTTACTTGAGGCATAAAACGGATCTATCTGTTCTTGGATTTTTACTGGTATATCAGCTAAAGCATCGTTTACTCTACCAGCTTTTTCAATATTTAAAAACCTGTTATAGTCGTAAAATAGCTTATCTAGTAATTCTAGTTGTGCTTGTCTTGCTAAATTGTTATACTCAGACGGTGTTAAATAACCTCTTTGTTCTTTGTTTAATATTGACAAGACTGATTTATATACCTTGTTTATGTTTATTGCCATAATTTCTTTTTTATAGTAAGTGGTCACCCATAGAGATGACCACCTCTATAAATGATTATTATTTTAATCGTTTTTCAACTTGTTTGAAAACATCAACACCTTCATCGGTTTTAAACCAAGATGCTAGCGCTGAGTATGGGTTTTCATCAAATGGTACATCAAATAATTTTCTATCATTTGTGCCCCATTTAAAATGTCTGTTGTCGTCAGATAATTTTATTATTCTAGCTTCAACAGCTCTAATACCCGTGTTTCTAATGTTTATATCTTCATCATTAGCAAGATCTAAGAACAATTTTGCATTATTCCTAGCAAATACCATTAGATCACGTTTAAGTTCCTTAGAAGTCATGCTAGACACTCTATTACCAATGTCTGTTCTTAGTATTGCTTCTGCTCTATCAATATCCATTGTAGCAGCCGCATTCATTGCTTCTAATTCTAATTCTAAGTAATCTATATCACTTTCGGCTATCGCTTCAGCATTGTGCTCAATATACGTTTTACCTGATTCAGGGTGATATTTTGATAAAAACTCTTGTAGTGTTCGTTGTTCTTTTTCGACGAACAATTGTCCGTTTCTAAATATGATATGACCTAATCTTTGAGGTCCTTTCATTTCATCAACAAATACTGTGTTTTGATTTCTACAATATTTTATTTCTCTTTCATAACCTTTGTCTTCGTCAAAATAAAATAATTGTCTTGATTTTAATATATATACAGGTGGTATTGTTCTAATGTTTAATTCATATAACCTGTCTTTCACTTCCCAGCTTTGTCCTTTTGCCACTGGGTCTGGTAATGGTTGTTCAACAACAACCTTTTTTTCTTTTGTTTTTTTCATGATATAATATAATATAAGTTAGTAAAAAAATAAAGGGCTAGGCGCCGAAGCGCCTAACTCTTTAATATAAAGTATTACTTAAGTAATACGAAGTTGTTAGCAGCTTGCGTTACTAAACATCTTTCAGATAAGTAGTTAATCTCCATCTTATCGATGTTTGAACTAGTTGGTCCACCAACTGATCCAGTCACCCAAGACTTTAATTTTCTGTCATCTGCTTGACCCGCTCTATATCTAACGTGTAAGAATGGTCTTCTTACATTAGATCCAACTGACTGATCATATACTGAAGAAGTACCTGCAGGTATCATAATACCTTTGATACCACCAACTAATCCTCTTGTAGAAGAATCGTTTAAGTATTTCCAATCAGTTTTATAGAAGTCATAAGAACCTCTTCTAAATCCAGAGAATCCTAGGTTTAATGCCATATCAGATGAATTTTCAAATACACCGAAAGATGTACCGCCATCGTAGTTAGCATTAATTTGACCTAACATATCATCAAAGATTAAGTTTGAAGCTCTATTAAGATATAACATGTTTTCTTCAATAGCACCTTGCTTATCTAGTTCAGCTAATAATAAATCGAAATCTGCTAATGCGTCAGTCGCGTTATCAACTAAATTAGTAGCTACAATACCTCTGCTTTCAACAGCTGAGAATAAACCTTCAGAACCTTCAATGTCACCATAAGTGTCATGAAGTTGAGAGTCATTAGCGTCTGTACCAGAAGTTGCAACTTTTTCAGCTTCAACCATTGTCATTTCCATGTAGTCATTAAATCTTACTCTTGTGTCTCCAGAAGATTTAAGATACCATAAGTATCCACCTTGTCCGCTTTCACCAGCTACTTCGATCCAACCGATCTGAGCAGTGTCAGAACCATTGACTTCAAAGTGATCTTTGATGATCATTGGTCTGTTTGTGAAAGTTAAGAACTTAGGCTCAAGAGAACCTGACATAGTGTTTGTTCCTTTACCAAATTCAGATCCATATACAAAGAACTTTATTACTTGGTTGTCGGTACTTCCAATAGTACTAGAAACGTTTTCTACGTTTTTAGCAGCATAAGGAAATATATCTAACGCTACACCATTTTTATAATCAGCTGTACTAGATTCAATACCCTGATTAACGTAGGCCTTAAATACAACACCTGCTACTGTACAAACTACAGTTGCACCTTTTCTAACTGCGTGTGCTTCTGTTACTCCTGTGTCGATGTTTTTAATTTCATCAACTAAACCAGTTGCTGGGTTGATTTGACCTTCATATGCTAAATGCAATCTACCTTGTTCAGACCAAATAACTTGATCAGACTGTAGAGGCATTTCAGCACTTAACATTGATAAGAAACCAGAAATTGTTCTGTTTCCATATCTGTCTACTTCTTGCTCATATAATTCTGGCAAATACTGTTTAGCCCACCCGTCATTTTGAATGTCTAGGTAGTTAGTATTTAATGCCATCTTTTGGTAAGCAGGAGAGACTACTGAGCCGGACGCTGGTCCGGCAAAACTTACTGTTGCCATAATGTTTATTAATTTTTAATTTTTAACTTTGTTTTAATAGTTTTTCAACTTAAATTTTCGGCTAGAACTGTTATCGCCGCTTATAACTTTAAATTTATTACCACCAACTTTAACAACACCATCAGATGTTTTTCTTCCGTCGACATTGATATTCTTTGCCTCAGAAGTTAACTGTTTGACAGCGTCTGCTTTTCCTTGTTGATAAAAATGATTAGCCAAAGCGTCAGCGTTTCGTGCTGCAAACAAAGATTTATGATAACCTTTAGCGTCTGATAATAAATTATCTTCATTAATGTATTTGCTAAAAACATTTAGCACATCAGACTGGGCATCCTTTGTTTGTTGCACATCTTTAACGTTGTAACGATACTTTTTTTCTCCAACTTGAAAATCAAAACCTTTGAAGTTCTCATTAAATACTTGATCAGTTTTTTGATTAAAGTGTTTTTGTTGCTTTGCTGTAAGTTCACTAACCTGAGCTTGCTCTTTATTATAACGGTTAAAAAAGTCAATTGCCTTTTGTTGTTCTGGAGCTAACTTGGAACCCAACTTGAGTTCTTTGTAGTATTGTGCTTTCAGACCATCTAAATGGTTTCTTGCTTGTGCAACCGCTTCTTTATGAGCTAACTGTTTGCGTTTTATGTCCCTTGGGTCATCTGCCTCGTCATCGTAGCTAAAATTGTCTTCCAACATAAAATTAACTTCTTCTGTAGACAAATGAGGTTTTGTAGATTTGTAGTACTCTCGCAAGAGTGCTTCGTTATCTATATTTGAGTAATCCGCGTTGAGGCGAACATAATCCTCTAACGTTCCACCAGTCTCGTTCATAAACTTTACAAGTTCTTGTACGTTTTCTGGTAGTTCCACTTCTGGAGTTTCTTGCTTTGGTTCTTCTTCATCAAGCTTATCAGCTTGTTGTTTATCAACCTTGCTAAGAACATCTTCTGTTTCTTCTACTTCACCTGTTACTTCTTGAATAATTGATTCTTCTTCTTGTTCAGGTGTATCTTTTACCTCTGTTTTTTCTACAGGGGTAACTTTTTCTTCCACTTTTTCTTCAGTGGGTTTAGGAGCGGGTTTACTAAGATCTACTTTATAATCCCCATCTTCGTTTTTATTAGAAGGTGTTTCAACTTTAGTTTCTTCAGACTTTACGTCTTCAGACACCTTAGGTTCTACAACTTCTTCTTGTTGTTTTTCATTTTCCATAATAAGATATTATATAATTGTTTAAAAATATTATTTTTTAGCGTAATACGCTATGATACTTCCAGAGTTGACATTTATTTTGGTATACTGACCAAATATATCAATACCTGCTGGAAAAGAATCACCTACTACTACTTCTTCTCCTCCAGATCCTTCACTATAAGTTTCAGATCCTGAAGCAGCGTCACCAGCAGCGTCTTCTGTGTTAGCATATCTAGTAGCTTCTTCAGCAACTAATCCAGTAGTATTACTAAATGTAGTAGCAGCTAAAGTTTTAATAGCTATAAATATATGCCCCGATGGTGGTACTATTGCGTCTCCACCTTTTGAAAATACCGATCCAGCTATATTACCTGGATAGTCATTAAATCTCCATGCCATAATTTTATTATTTATCTTGGTTCAAATTGTTCTAAATCAAATCCACCAAGATTATCAAAGCCTTTTGACTCAAATTTCTCAGCTGGTAGATCTTTTTTTCTTTGTTCAATCATTCTAGACTGTTGACTAGCTTGTATTCTAGTACGTTCATCTTTACGATCTTCTTTATATTGCTCTTTATCTTTAATCACTTGTGAATCCATGTCTTTTAATCTCATATTCAAATTAAACTCATGTTCCATAAGTTCTTTCTTAATTTCAGCTTCTCTTTCCATTTTTTGAGTACCAAACTGAAACTCTGCTTGAGCTAACTGAACTTTTTGCTCAGTGATTATTTGATTTTTCTGTGCTTCAGCTTGCGCTGCTTGTTCAGCGGCTTGAGCGTTTGCTTGAGCTTGAGCTTGTATATTTTGTTGAGATATTTGTTGATCTAGCTCCGTCTTTTTTCTTTTTCTTAGTTTTAATACTTGATTAGCTAATTTTAAATTTCTAACTTCTCTAATATCAATAGCATCTTCTAAGTTTATTTGTTGTTGTTGAAGAGCCATTTGTATATTGTTTTCTAATCTCTGTTTTTCTTCTTCATCAGGTGATAGTTCTAAAAATATACCAAAGTCATGCAAATGTAATTCTTTAACTTGGTCTAAAGTACCAACGTTAAATCTACCTAAAGATAAAACAAATTGATTTTTAGTCTTAGAATATTCTAATACATCAGATATTCTTAACGAACAAGCTTCAGCTGTTTTTAATGTTAAATATAAACCAGCTTGCAATATATGTCTTGTAGCTGTATTACTATTTGCCGCAGCAATTTTTTGTAAACCAACTAATGAAGCTTTATCTGGAACACTACCGTCTCTAGCTTCATTAAGCCCAGTCACATCTCTTATCATTTGTAAATAATAATTGTAAGACTGTATTAAAGCATTTATTTTAGCATTACCACCTGATGACTGTAGTTCTTGTATTGGAATACGACCATTGTTAAAATCACCATCTTGCGTCATTGATCTACCAATTATACTACCAGTTTGGAAATACATGTTTAATGCTTCTTGTGGATTATAATTAGTACCATTACCTAAATCTATTTCAGCTAAACCATCAGCATCTAAAAATACACCGTCTGGCACAGTTCTTGATAATACTTGTTGCAGCTTTAAATGTGTCAACTGTATCATATCAGCAAAAGTCATCATACGACTAACTAATGACTCAGGTCTTCCTTTGTACATTCTAGGCGCTACTATATTATAACTCATAGCAACCTTAGTAATATCAGACTTAGGTCTAGTCATGTTTTCACATTTCTTCCAGTCTAACATTATATCAAAGTTTAATATTTTTGCTCCTGAGTATAAAACCTCAATAGCTCTTTCTGCTTTATCAAATCTTGATCTACCATCTTTTGGTGGATTAAACGTATCGTCTTTTTCTAAAGCTTTATCAGCACCAGATGCTGTTTGTTTTATTTTAAAAGTTTGTTTATTAAAAGTTTTGTATTCAAAATAAAGTATATTTACATAACCTTTGTCAGAAGCGTCTTCTGGGTAATAAATATATTTATCGTTATTTTGATTTGAATACTTATCTTCTAAGTCTTTTATTTGTTCTGATGTTAAATCAGGATATTCTTTTATAAGATCTTTTAGTAACACTCTTTTTACTTCACCAACATAATATAAGTCCTCAAAATAAGGATCATCACTATATGAATAAACTATATTAGCAGGATCTACGTAATCAATTTTTATACCTTCAGCTGTATTAAAACTATTTTTAAGACAAGCTATTCCTAAAACAGTTAAATCATAATCAGCTCTTTTCTTTACAAAATCGTATTTATTTAAAGCCATTACGTTATCTAAAGCTTCTTCTTCTGCTATTTCAATAGACTGCTTATAATTTAATTGCATGTGAACAGAAAGCTCTTCATCATTTTGAGGTATCTCTTCTTGTTTGTTTTTAAATGAGTTTACACCAGTTTGTGCTTGAACAGCAACTTTAAATGATTTAAACTTCATATCTTCTTGCATATCCTTTATATAGTCTGTTCTATCTTGAGCAGATACAGGGTCTATTGAAAATGCTTTTATATCGTAAGTTCTTTCTTGTATTCCGTTTACAACAATATCAACAAATTTTGGTATAATAGGAACAGGCTTCCAGTCTAAATTAAGATAAGACAAATCACCGTTAATAGATAATTCATCTTTATATTTTTGAATAGATTGCTCTCCTCTTGCATATAATCTTAGTTCGTGGTATTTTTGCTGAGTGTCATAGTAACGATCTGTACCACGGTCACTTTTAAACCACTCTTGCTCTATAGCTTGAGCAACCTGCTTGCCATATTCCATGCTAGACTTCTCTAAATCAGGCACTGCCTGACTTGGGAAACTAGATTTTTTTACTTTTGTTTTAATCATTATTTATCATTTTTGATAACATACCTTTATTGTTATATTTTGAAAAACCAAAATTTAATTTTGAATTTTCTTTTAGTGGACTAGGTCTATATAAATTTTTATTACAAGCCATTATAGCTAAACCCGAACTAATAGCAGCATCAAACTTTGTTCTGTTATTAATATCAAATCTAGCCCAATCATTTAAAGTTTCATTAAATGATATATTACCATATTGTCCTTCTTGTGTTAAACCCACGTGTTGCTGTATATAACTTTCAATAGCTGCAGCATGAGCCTGCTTGATGTCTTCACTAGAGTTAGGTATTCCACCTACCTCTTTTTCAGCTGTTGATAATTTGTTCCATATTTTATCAGGTCTGTTCATTGAATAACCTCTATAACCTCTACGCTTTAAATAATATAAAAGCCTTGGTTTGTTATTTTCTGCAAGTAACGGCATGCCATAAAATACTAATGCCATTAATACATCTTCAAAAAACATTTCAGCTGTTTCTGGTCTTGCTACATATTCTAAAAAAAATGTATTAGGTGGTGCATCTTCCATGCTAAACTTAGTTAGCCCGTGCAAAGCACCTTTAGAACCTCTTTTATCTACTGTTCCTGATATATCATAACTATCACAACCAAAAGCACCTATATGCTCATTTGCTGGTAGTTTTTTACCATTTTTTAATATGTATCTATTTTGCAAGTTCATTGGTGGTACCCAAGATAAATTAAACCTACCGTTTTGATCTGGATAAAATCTAACATTTGTATCTTTAATACCGTTTTCCCAAACAAAACTACCTTTTATAGGTTTTGCTTGCGTTTCATTATAGTCTATTTGTTCGTATATTTTTACTAAATTAAATATACTACTTTTAGTTTCATCTCTGAAAGCATGTTCTTCAGTTCTTGGAAACTGTCTATAATATTCATTTAAAGCGTCTTGATCATTTTTTAACCCATCCGCTTCATTTTGCCAGTGCGAAATAACTCCAGTATCAATGACATCATTATGAGGACCGTATACTTCTGTTTCTGGATTTTCAAATACAGGTATCCCGTATTCATCAATAAAACCTTCATAGTTCCACTCCATTGGAATAAAAAAAGAGTACAGACCCGAATTAGTTTGGCCATTTCTGTTTCGTTTAGTAACATCTGAATTATAATATAACTTTTTAAAATTACCACCACCTTTGTCTAACGCGTTACACGTTGATCCCATCATACATTTTCCTATAATTCTACTACCTAATCGTAAAGTAGTTTTAGTTACACGCCAGTTATTTAATATATTATCTGGTCTTTCCCATTTACCAGATTCATCATGTACTAGTAATTTAAGCTTTTCACCATCATAACTGTTATCACCTGTGTTTTTCCAGTCTATTGTTGTATCAAGACCTGTTAATTGTTCAGGTTTATCGTTGCTTGTTATTTTTCTTCTTGTAAGCTTTGAAGCTGGTACTCTATAAGCTAACTCTGTTTTTGGTCGATCCATACCGTCTTGAATCGGTTTAAAGAAAAAAGGATAATTAACTGATATAGGTACAACTTTATCTGTAAACATCTTTTTAGCATCAGCACCAGACTTAGATAATATACCAAATCTTGCATCTGATGATATTGTAGCTAAGTTAACTGTTTCGCCAGAAGCCATGAAAGAAAAACCAGATCGTCTGTTTTTTAAATAACACATACCGTAACATCTGTTATCTGCTTTACAAGCTTCCCAAAATATAAAAAACAATCTATTTGCTTCTCTAAAATCAGGCTTACCTACATCTATTTTAGACCACTGAAGATACATATAATGAGTACCGCTAATATAAGTAGCAACACTCTTGTTATAAAACCAAAAACCTTCATCTCTTCTTTTAAACTCATCTTCTATGTAGTCTATATATTTTTCTTTGAAATTAGCAGGATAATCTCTCCAGTCAAATATTGTTTTTATTTGATTTAATTCTTTTGGGTATGGAGTTACCTGCCATTTATTTTTTTCAAACTTATGTACTTTAGCTGGTTGTTTAGGTAATGCTATTTTAAGGTTTTGTATTTCGTAAACATCACCTATAGTGCCATCTTTAGATATAACAACAACATCGTGTTCTTTATTATATCCATACTTCCATTTCTTACCTTTATTTAATCTTTTGATAGTATTTTCACGTATAGGTTTTATAACCTTGCATAAACCTTGAGAATACATTATTTAGATCTTCTTTCCGCAAAACCACTAAAAGATTCTTGCTTATTTTCTTTTACAACACCATCTAACATAGCTTGTTCAGCCTCAATGCGATTAAGTATTTCAAAAGCATCAAATATAGCTAACTTTTTAGTTGCTGCAGCGTTTTTAAGTCTATCAGCAGAAACATCATCTTCTGTTTCAACTATAGGTTCTTTAGCTACTTTAACTAATTCATCAACTGCTCTGTAACCAGCTTGGATTATATTCTTTTTCTTTTCCTCTGTACTCATATTTAATTTCAATAAAAATGTTTGGAACTCTGTATAATCTTTCTTTGTTTATAACAAACTCATATTCAGCTGCTGAATTATAACCTACTAGTTCACCTTTTTTAAAACTACCGTCAGAATATTTAACAATACCTATTTGATCAGCTTCTGATCCATCTTTTTTTTGAATAGGTTTTATAAATGAATAACCAGGTAAGGCTTTCCATTCTACTGTTTTTTTGTAAGCAAATACTTGATTGATACTAACCTTGTATAAATCTTTTTTTATATAACTGCTAGAATTACGCTCTTTGCCTCTAGCATCATGCCATCTTCTAAAAACATTGTGATGTATAATTATTTCATCACCTTCTTTAATTGGTGTATTAAACTCCGATGGTACACCTACAACAACCGCTTCGCGACTTATGTATTG